GGGTTCGAAGTTAACAAACCACCAAGCAACTGCTACAATAATAAATAAATTCATAGCCTAATTTTGGGCTAAGTTATGCAATTTTCTTTTATAGTTCAACAAACGACCTAAGCCACGTGAACAAGTGTCTAATCTATATACGTATTTTTCTGCTAATTCGTTTAAATATCCTTTCCTAAGCTGAATAATAAAGTCTGAATGTAATCGCATTCGTGTTTGCATTCCTTCAATCATATCGTCAATTATTCCGATGCGGTCTTCTACTTCGTCTTTATCTAATTGCAACCCTTTACCGTCGCAATAAATACAAGTATAGTCAACTGGGTTTTGTTCATACGGAATGTGAGTATCATTTAAATCAATAGTAACATAACCGTCACCGTCACACCCTTGGCAATTCATAAATAAACTTCTCATAATTTCTAATTTTTAATTGTTAATTGTCTACAAATATAACTATTCTTTTTAATATAACAACTATATAAACAAAAAAAGAGGAAATTTTTTACGTTTCCTCTTAAAATCTATTTATACGATTATGAAAATAAATAGCTTATTTACTAAAGAATTCGCCTATCTTTTCAATTGACCTACTCGAAAGGCTTTTTCCGTTCATAAACTTATGTAAGTTAGGTTGTCTTACTTCTACAATCTTTGAGAAAGCGTTAAGGCTTAATTCGTGTTTTTGTAGGTAAAAACGAACCATTGACCGAGTAACTTCGTTTGCTTCGCTTAAAACTTTTGCTTGTTCTCTCATAAGTTACTTAAAAAATCGTCAAAATCTTTATTACCATAGTTAGGTTTTGAGCCTTGCGTTTGTTCCTGTACGGGTTTAAAACTTAAACTTAGGAACTTGCCCGTTTTACCTTCTTTAACCCAACTTGAAACATAATATTCAGTTCCGTTAATTGTAGCTTTGCCATTGTAATGCGGATGCGTTTCTTTTTCTCGTTTGTTGTTTGTAAATAACGCTCCTGAATTGTCTTTCTTTTCCATTTACTTAATATATTTTATTGGGTTTATACTTTGAAGCCATTGTTTTAAGACTTCTAATTTACTTTTTACGCTTGTTTTACTCATTTCTTTTGGGTATAAAGGTTTTTAAATCTTTCTTGACTGCAGCAAAATTCTGATATCGTGTTTTTGTCATACTGCCTAATTACTTCGTACCAAAGTTTCCCACGTTGGATATCTTTGATTTGTACGCATTGGTCTTCTCTTGTTGAGTTAATGTAGTAACCCATGATTTTTAGTTCTTTTGTCATAGTGTTTGAATTAAATTGTTATAATACTCTCTGCATTCTTCTACTCGTTGTTTAATCTTTTCGATTATTTCTTCGTCTTTTGCTATTTTAAAGACTTTTAAACGCTTTTCTTTTGGTATGTGGTCAAAGTTATGTTTCTTTTGAACAAAGTCTCTTACGTCCAAACTTTCATCAATTAACCCTTGTTTCCAATGTTCGCGCCTAACTTCGTCTTCAACTATCTGAAAAGGTGTATTGACTAAGCAATAGCATAAAAGTGATTCCGTCTTTCCAGTTAGCCACATATATCCCTGGAGTTGATAGTAGTAATCTTTGTTTGGAATTTCAGTTTCAAAGAAAGGTTCAAAGAACGGAAAAGTTGTAGCGTCCCAACTTGTTTTAACGTCGAGTAATATCTCGTTCGTGTTTACGTCAGGCGTTCCCGTTATCCATTCGTTTGTTATGTTTTCTTCATTCTTGTAAATAAAGCCTAAATTCAAAACATCGTTAACAAGTTCTATTGCTTCGTTTTCACATTCGTTACCCTTGTCCGTGTATCTACTCCAAAATTCCTTACGGATTCCGTACGTGTTTTCAATTGCAAGTTCCTGAATGTAGGTTTTACAAGTCTTAGATAAAACTTCCCCTTTTGTTTTTGGGGAAGTCATTATTTTGCCTAATTGCGATGCTCTAATTTTCATACTAACAACAATGATTTTTGTTGTACTTCGTTTAAATCGAACTTCGCTTGTAGTTCTTCGGCTGTAAATTCACCTGCTCGGATTGCTTCAATAGCTTTTAAGAAGCGCTCGCCCTCAATCTTAGGTTTCTTTTCCGTGTTTACGGCTTTAACTTGCTCTCCTGCTGCGTCCGTATCTTTGTCGGTAATAATTCCAAGAAGAGCAGAAAGCGAATAACGTCTTATGTAAGTAATTGCAGAACCCATAACCTGGAACTCATTCATGCCTTTTAATTGCACGTTATTTGGTACGCTTGTATTCGTGGTTAAACTTTCACCGCTTTCAATGTGAAATAGCATTGTAGTTATTTCGTCTTTACCTACTAACTGCGTAAACCCTAATCCATGTTTTTTAAGTAATGGATTTATTACATTAAAAATTGTTGGTAAATCTGCAAAGCTATACCCATAACCTTGCGTTCCTTTGTGAATTACTGGCACTTCCTGTTGAAAGTCTGCCAATGCTTTAAATAAATGTTTCATAAAATATAAATTAATTGTTAAACGTGTACAAATATAACTATTCTTTTTAATATAACAATGGATAACAAAAAATATTATAAAAATTTCTTCAATCCTTCCGCACATCGTGTTATGCTGTTTGCACGTTCCTGGAGCGACTTTATTTGTTCTGCTATGGTTTCAGTGCAATCGCTTGTAAAATAGCCGTGTGAGGTCGCTATTAAAGGTAGAAGCCCATTTGTCCTTATGTAGTTAACTATTTTTCTTAATCTCGGTTGTGTCATTCGTGTTTTAAAACCCCTTGCAGCTAAAAATTCGTTCATTCGTGTAACGATTAATTCTGCTTTTATAGGATTATCCTTTTTGTAGTTTCGGAATCCGTGAATTACTATAGGAAGTATTTCCATTTCTTCGCTTGTTAGTTCGTGTGTGAACTCGTTAAAATTGGTTACGCTCATAATTTTAAGTTTTAATTGTTTATTTTTTTATAAATTCTTTTAATGGTAATAAAATTCCCCTACTTGTGTTTGAATCACCACCCAAAACATCTCGATTTGTTTCTAAATATCTTTTGCATATGTTTTTTAGTTTTTCCTTTTCAACCATTATAAAGTGATAATCACTTAACCAATAACAATAATAGTCGGCTTCGCTTGTTGCTATTCCTGAAAGTTTATTTCGACTTGCATATTCAACAAAGATGTTCCCCGTTTCTAAACATTTAAAATCCCTTTTGACTTCAATTTTTTTCCCGAGCAATTCAGCTAACTTTGTTTCGTATTTTTGACCTATTTCTAAATCAAACCTAAAGTCATTATTGTATTTCATATTCTTTAATCTTTTTTTTGTAAATAGCCATAATTTCTTTTAGTTCTTCTTTTGTCCATTTCTTTTCTTTGCTTCCGTTGTTTTCTAACCATTGAACACGTTCAATTCCTATTTTATCAATTAATGCTTTTCTATATTCAATTGCCCTTTGTCACGTAGACGAATGAACTTGTTAAACACTTGTTGAGCTAATTTAAGATAGTCGCTTAGTGTCATTAAATCCAGCTTCGCTTTTTGTTTCGTCTTTTTCCATTGTTTCGCCTTTTCGGATTCTACCCAAACACGGACGCATTCAGGTTCTAAACAAAACTTTTGGTTAAACCTAACTTGCTCAAATTTCTCTTTGCAGTTTTTACATCTCATAATCGAATATTGAAGTTTGGTTTACATTCGTCTTTTTGTAGATGTTCAAAGCTGTTTCAAGTATTGTTTTTCCAGCTTCGTAGTCTACTAAATTACGCGCCATTTTATCCACTCTTTGCGTTCCTTTGTATTGTGTAAAATCGTAATCGTGGAATTTACTTAATTCAGAAACTTTTGAAGTAATAAAATTATTTGCTTTGCGTTCGCCTAAATCATTTGGCAAATTAAAGTTGGTCCAGTATAAATGCCTTCCGCGTTTTTGTGCGGTTATCAATGGCTCGTAATAAGGAATAACATTTTCAACGCAATATTTACCATCAAAAAAGTTATCTAAAAATATTATTTCTTGGTATAACTTCATATCGGGGTAAGTTGGCGGTGATTTACGTTCCCCATCACCCGTGTTTGTTAATCTCATTCTGCTATGACTTGGACAAGGTGGGCTGCTCCAAATAAAATCAAACCCTTTGTAATGTTCTAACAAATATTGGTGTGCGTCTGCTACTATTACTTCGTCTTTTGGGAAACGCTCTTTGTATAAACGTGCTGCTTCCGGGTCAAGTTCAACAGCTGTTATTTCTAAGTTGTCTGCTACCTCATCCCATTTGTAACGGTTGCCACCTAAACACGCATATAAATTTAATATTCTATACTTCTTCATAATTCTACGTTTTTCATTTTTAACTCCATTTCTAAATCTTTTACTTTAAACTTTTCCTCCATTAATAGCTTTTCAAGTCGGAAGTTTTGTTGAAGTGCTGTCCTTAGTTCTTTTTCGATTGCATCGTAACTAATTTTAACTTGTTGTAAGTCTGCTAAACTACGCTCCATTGAATGTATTAAGTCATGTCTATTCGAAGCACGTTCTTTTATTTCTTCAAGGCTTATTTTAATCTTTAAATAAGTAGTATCTAAGTTTACTTTGCCTGTTATAATAGTTAATTCGTCCATTTATTCGTGTTTTTGTATGTTATAGTATGTTTATTTTCTTTAATAAATTAAAGATACTTTAATTGTTTGTTTAACTAATCGACATTCAAAATAATTTCATTTGTGCTGTGTGGTTATTTATTCGCTCCATTGCTTTATCGAAATACTCTTTATCAAGTTCACACGCTGTTAAATCAAAGCCGTAATCATGGCAGGCTATTGCTATTGAACCGCTGCCTAAATGAGTGTCTAATATTTTATCACCTTGTTTTGCGTATTTGTCTAACAGCCATTTGTAAAGTGCAACGGGTTTTTGTGTTGGGTGTATTCGTGTTTCTTTATTTTTCATATTACCTTGTAACATCCCTTGCCATTGAAATCTAAAATTTCTGACTGCTGTTTTAAATGTTGTATATGCGAGTTCACTATCTGCAAAATCAGTTTCGCCATTTACTTTATCCCAAACAATCCAACAACTGCTATTTTGATTAGGTATATTTTCAATAAAATGATTTGCGCCCCAAATAATAACATTTTTAGAAACTCTTTTTAATTCAATAAAATATTCTTTATTAGGTGCTGAAATATCACCTCCAGCAAACGATTTATAATTTTTACTTTTAGCTAATTTACCACGTGTTTTGTTAGTGATTCCGTTTTCACCAATCCCATAAGGAGGGTCAACTATTGCTAAATCAAAATAGTTATCAGGATAACGAGCCATTAGCTCCATATTGTCTTCGTTTGTAATTTTCAGCATAATTAAAAAGGTATATCGTTATTTTTCATCTTTTCGCTAAACGAAAGTAACTCTTTTACGTTTGCTATATCGGGTTCAATTAAAGGAAGTTGTTTAGAAGGAAAACTATTTGATATTTTTGGTCTAACTGAATTCAAAGGGTCAACTCCATTAATTACAAAACCTAACCCCGAATTAAAATCAAACATAATAGGGTCATTCAATGCTGTATGTTTACCGCCCGTGTCCATATCTTTAACTTTCTCAACGTTTACCCAAGTGCAATACTTCATTGTTTCGTGTTTTACTAATCTATGAATTACAAATAAGTCATCACAACGATTACTAAACGCTTTACCGCCTTCGATATGGTCTTTTAAAGGTGCTTTTAAATGTCCTTTATATTCGCCTTCCTGATAAACGTTCCCACTTCTACCGCTTTCGCTATTTGGGTGCGTGTTTATGTAAATTGTAACTCC